TTCAAGGTGATCTAGACCGTTTAATACTGTTACAGATTGTATTAGCGCCATTTTTTCTATAGTGTCGTCCGACGGCCCTAATACGCCGGTGGCCTTATACTCGTAAGTTCCTATTGAATTATTTTGCTTGTATAAATCTTCAAGACTTCCAAAATAAAACGATCTATTTGATTCCCATAATAAAAAGTTACATGCTTGTCCAGATTTAGGCATAGATTTTTTAGCAAGCCAATTTAAACATTGGAAAGGCGTCCATCCTGGACTTACAAATTTAATTTTATTGGATGCTTCTGAAAAAACAACTAATGGGGTTTTCTCATTGCCTTCTGACAATGTGTTATTTGAATCACTATACACAAAATTTCTATTTTTTTCCAAATTATCTTTAAAAATTTTATCTACTATTGTAGTAATTTGGCCTGTAAATGAATTATATACAGGGTTGAGTGTATCTGCTAACGCTTCTTGAGATACAAATCTAAGTTTGTATATTTGTGTGTTTTGATCTCGTACTAACATACGATCTTCAACTGATGTAACTCTAAATGTTTTATAAATTGAATTGTCCAACCCAGGTGTTGTTACTTTAACAATTAAATATTCCTCACCTATTATATTCATTTCTTTTATCAAATTTCGACTATCTGATAACAGAACATCTCCCGATAAAACATTGTTAAAAATGCTTTCGTATATATTTAATTCTACAAGATAATCAAACACCGACAGGCTGCCGGTACTAGAAACTAGAAATAGTTGTTCAATATTAATTTCACCTGGACTTTGCAGGCTAGATTGTGTAGATATGCTCATTGTTGAATTATTGTAGTAAAGTTAGTTTCAACGCTAGAAACTATTTCAGGTTTTAAAATATTAATTCTTCTTCGTTGTTCGTTTAGAGCAGTTTCATACATAAGATTTGAAACGGGGAATAAAAATCCAGTAGGGAAATTTTGTTGAACAAGATTTATTTGTTGTGTTCCGGTTGTAGATTGTAATTGTATAGATTGCGGGTTGGTGAATGTAGAATTCTCTGCCATTGATCTATAACCAGACACAATATAGTCTTGAGGATTAACATAATGATGTACACTATAAACATCTCCTTCGCCGTATTTGCCCTTAACAAATTCTACAAGATTGTTATAACTCATCGGCCAATCAAATCTAGGATCTATGATATCATTTGCTATTAAAATTATCCAATGTAAATTAGAATCACCATACCAGTAATCAGCAACAATTTCAGGAGTCTCTCCATCTTTAATATCATACTGCTCAAAGTATACATTATTCTTTTTCAATTCTTCTGATAGTACAGCTCTTCTTAGAATATCAGGGATCGTTTGTATGGTTTTATTATTATCTAACGTGTATTGTAAAAGAGGAAATTTTTCGAAAAACATTTAGTATCCTCGACTTTTTATAGTTTCTTTTGTTATGAGTTCCAACTCTCTAAAACTTAGTGTTAGATTAATTTCAGTCGGTGCACCGTTTGAAAAGGATGAGAATTGATCTCCGCCATAGTCAACCTGCATATCAGTTAAGGCGCAAGCTGCAATTTTGTTAAAGTATGGATTTTCAGCATTATCAAAATAATATGCGATTTCAAATTCAGATGGGTATAAGAAAAATGCACCGCCCGCCGCTGTTTCCGGATGCATGTGTTCTTTAAATTTATCAATTATACCTTTTACTGCATCTACTTCCGTTTGGTTGTTAGGCATAAACTTATATCTAAAATTAAATTTACGATAATCTATACCTTCAAAAAATACTTCTCTAAAAGGATTTGTTTTAACTTTTGCGCCTAACTGCACAATATCTGTTATACTACCCAATCCTGGTAATATCGAAGGAATTTTTGCAATTTGTAAAGCTAACGATTGTGCCAAGCCACCCATTCGGCCAGACTCTGTACTATCTGATAAAGCTGAATCTGAACCTAGAAATCCTCCAAGAATTCCTAAATCTTTATCTTGATAATTAATACCATAACTTACACTAGGTTTTTCTTGCATGTGCAATGTTATTACATCTTCTAATCTTTTAGTTTTATCTTGTTGTAAAACTTGTGTACTACCCAATCCCTGACCAGTAAGATATCCCGCAACACCGCCTATTATTAGTTTTGCACCTGCGGCACCTAATTGTTGGGCGGTATTGGTCAACCGTTTATCCTGCTGAGATACCCCTGTCAACTTACCAGCTGCCGCAATTGTAGCGGCTCCGCCTGCAATTACTGCGCTTCCATAAACTGGTGAGGTTGGTGTTCGAGTTGGATTTATTTTATCTCTTACACTATTATTAGCTGCAGAAGTTTGCGCAGAAAGTGTCTTATAGGTGTTGTCTTTGACAAATTTTGATTTGCCTCGAACATTTATAAAAAAAGTAACGTAATGTTGTAAATCTGGGTATACCCCTAATCCGTCGGGGTAACTATAGGTTCCAATTTTGTAACCCCGTGATCTTAGTTCACCGCCTAAGTTTTGTGTATTAACAGCCATTTGTTTCCTATAAATATTATAGTTATTAATTATTTATATGAGTTATGTACACCAAAACCTACAAAGGCCGCTTTAGAGTAGCAAATGCTGCAAAATATAAGGGAGATATCACAAATATTGTGTATCGCTCCTTGTGGGAACTTAAATTCATGAAATGGTGCGATTCTAGTGTGTCTGTAGTTGAATGGGGTTCAGAAACAGTAATTATCCCATATATTTCGCCAATAGATAATAAAGTCCATAGATATTTTGTAGATTTTTATATAAAAGTGCGGACGAAGGCAAACAGCATTGAAAAATATTTAATAGAGATAAAACCAGAAAAATTTACTAAACCTCCAGAAATACCTAAAAAAAGAACTAAACGATTTATAGATGAGGTGTTTCAGTATGGTGTAAATGATGCTAAATGGAAAGCAGCATTTGAATTTTGTAAAGATCGTAATATGAAATTTGTTATTTTAACAGAAAAAGACTTGGGAATAAAAACATCAAATGCCAACAAAGAATCCGTTTGAAACAATAAGATTGAATGCTGCAGGGCAAGAAAAATCTTATCAATGGTATAGACAACAGGTATTAAATCTCGGTAAGATGGCGTCGTCTACTGGCCAGGTTTTAAGAGATACACCGATGGTCACTTCTATAATGCCAGGTGAGATGTACCTTTTTATGTACGACCCAAAATTTAAAAACGAATTACCCTATTATGATAGATTACCATTGGTATTGCCATTTAGAAAAGTCCCGGGCGGATTTTATGGAATTAATCTACATTATTTGCCTTACTTAATGCGGTTTAGGATTTTAGAAATCTTAACACAATACGCAGTATCAACGAATGAAGATACAAGAATTAAACTTTCTTGGAAGTTGTTAGATTCAACATCAAGATTACAACCCGCTAAATTTGCAGTAAAACACTATTTAAATAATCACGTACAGTCTAGATTTTATAAAATCCAATATGCAGATTGGGTAACAGCATCACAATTACCTGTTGAAAAATTTGTTGGCGCACAAAAGACTGCGGTGTGGCAAGATGCAAATAGAAGTCAGCAATAAGGAAACAAATGGCCAATTTTAATTTAAATAACTTTATAACTGAAGTAAGCAGAAGGGGTGTATCTAGATCAAATAGATTTGAGGTACAAATAACTCCTCCAAAAAGTTTGACAAACCTTACAGACGATGGTAGATTAGTTAATTTATATTGCGATATAACTAATCTACCTGGAATGTCTATTATTACAAAAGCATTGAGGTTATACGGCCCTGCATATCAAAGACCAATCTCATCTGAGTTTAATGGCGAAGCAATTAATATGACATTCTATTTGGATAGAGATATGAGAATTAAAGCATTCTTTGACGCTTGGATGTTTAGTACAGTAAATCAAAATTCGTTTAATGTTAATTATGCTGACAATTATACAACCACAATTAAAATATCTCAGCTGGATGAAAATGACAATGCAACCTATTCTGTTTATTTGAAAGATGCATTTCCTAGAGCAATGAGTTTGGTAGATTTAAGTGCAGGTGCAACAAATCAAGCAGGCAGATTAAATATGACATTTGCCTATAGAAAGTGGACCGCTGAGCATAAAACAAATATGAATCCATTACTAACATCCACTGTAACACGACTATAAGATAAGGATATATTATGGCGCTGCCTATATTAGAAACACCAAGTTATGAATTGATACTACCTTCTACAAATA